GTAGCCGAACAGCAGGGCGTGAGCAGGGTTTACAGGATCTACGTCCCCAAATCCCTGCAGCTGGACTATCATGAGGTTTTCCGCAGGGCCGATGACGGCCAGACTTATCGGGTTACCAATCCGGGCACGGATCGCCACACCCCGGCCACAAGCCGTCTCAATAAGCGGCTGATCGAGGTGGAAAAGTACGACCTGCCGACAGAGGAGTGAGCGCATGTACCAGACAGCAAAGGCCCTGAAGGAGTTTTTCTCCGGCTTTGACCTGCCTGCCTACTCCACGGACAGCGTACCGGAGGATGTAGAGCTACCATATATCACCTACTCCCTGGCGGAACCGGAATGGAACCAGAAGGCCACCATGTACGCCCAGGTGTGGGATCGTTCGCGATCCAACAGCCTGATATTGCGGGTGGCTGACCAGATCACTGCGGAAATCGGCGAGGGATGCAAAATTCCCCTTGATGACGGATACCTGGTCATCTGGCCGGAATCCCCGCTCGTCCAGGTTATGGTGGACGGGGATTACAGATCGGCTTATCTCAATCTCAGCATCAACGCATATCACACACCGGGCTACAACCCGGAGGAAGGAGAGTAACACATGGCGGTCAAAAGCAATGTCACCACTCCGCTGCGCAAGGAAACATACAAGTCCCTGCAGCTCAACGCGGGCGTGATTCTGGTGGGCCTTGACCTCAGCCAGTATCAGAACGCAACCTCCCTCAAAACCGCGCTGGCCACGGAGATTTCCGGCGGGACTAAACTGCTGGGGGCCACGCGGGGCGGTGGCACCTTCACCATTACCAGGGAAATCCGCCAGGTGGATGCTGACGGGGTGCGCAGCGCGTTTGTCGGCAGCGAGATTGTCGACTCTGCGGACGCTTATCTCAGCACCACCCTGATCGAGATCACGCCCGGCCATATCAAAGCCATCCTTGGCAACGCGGATGTGGACGAAACGCAGCCCAAACATGTTGTGGTCACGGTTCGCATGGCCATCAATGATGAGGACTACCTTGACAGCATCGTCTGGGTCGGGGATACCTCCGAGGGCTTCATGGCCATCGAGCTGCTCAACGCGTTTAATACCGCTGATTTTACGTTTACCTTCGCGGATAAAAACGAGGGCACGGCCAATGCGGAATTCCACGCGCATCAGGCGGATGTCAGCAGCAACGACACCATTCCCTGCAAGCTGCATTTCTTCAATGACTAAGGCAAAGGGGCGGGGCGGCTTGCCTCTCCCCTTTGATTTTTCATAGCCCGTAAATGGGCCAAAAACGGGGCTATAAGCCCCGCCAATTTTAGACGGGCGAATATTCGCCAACAACCCCGGACGCGCCCCGGCGGGCCAAATCCGGCGGAAAACAGGAGGATAAACAAATGAACATCAATGACATGGATCTGGATCAGGCTTCCGAGGCCATGCTGCGCATTTCCAATGCTATTTCATTTGTCCTGGAGGACACGGAGGTCACAGGGCTGCTGGAGGATGTAAGCAAAAGCGACTCCGGTTCCCCGATGAAATGGATCCCGCAGTACCTGCCCCGCATTGCCAAGGTGGCCCTGCAGCGGCACAAGGAAAGCATGTACGAGATCATCGCCGCGCTGAGCTGCTGCGATAAGAAGGACGCCGGAAAACTGAAATTCGGGGATGTGGTGGCTCTGCTGAAAGAAAACTGGGAGACATTGACGGGTTTTTTTACTACCTCCGAACCCTCGAACGGGACGAACGGGAATACGCCTGCCTGACCATCCTGCAGTACGGGTGGCACGGGCTGCGCACCATGACCATGCTGGTGAACCAGTATAAACGCCAGCAATACTGGCAGGCCCACACCGCAACGGTGCTGGGCATGATCGGCAAAATGCTGGGCGGGGACAGCTGGGCACTGAAAAGCTATGTGGAAATCGCCTACCCTGATAGCATACAGACGGACAACCGGGGCGCGGAGCAGATCAAAGAGGACATCATAAAGAGGTTGACAGCATGACAGCATTTGAACTGGTCGCGAAGCTGACCGCTGACACCAGCGGCTTCGACAGAGCGATGAATAAGGCCGACAGATCCGGACGGAATCTCAAGGACTCCCTTTCCGGCACCTTCGGCAAAATCAAAAAGGTTGTTGTCGGTGCGCTGTCCGTGGCCGCGATCAAAAAAGGCATTGATTCTGTCATCAACCTGGCCAACGAGGTGTCCAATGCCGGGGACAAGATCGATAAGCAAAGTCAGGCTTTGGGCCTGAGCCGCAAGGCGTACCAGGAGTGGGACTACATCCTGGGGCAGAACGGGGCCAGCATTGACAGCCTGGGCGTCAGCATGAAAACACTCAACAGCCTGGTGCTCAATGCTGCGGACGGAAGCAAGGAAGCAAAGAACGCATTCTCCAAGCTGGGTGTTAATATTCACGAAATCAAAAAGCTCAGCCCGGAGGATCAGTTTGAAGCCGTGGTGCGGGCCTTCCAGAAAATGCCAGCCGGGGCCAAGAAATCCGCCCTGGCCGTCCAGATGTTTGGGCGAAACGGCATGGAGCTGCTTCCACTGCTGAACCAGAGCGAAACCAGCATTGACGAGCTGCGCCAGCGGGCCGAGGAACTGGGCATCATTATGAGCGATGACGCGGTGGACGCATCCGTAGCCTATAACGATGCCATGGATGACCTGAACCGCACCTTTACCGGGCTGAAAAACACCTTCGGGGCAAAGCTGCTACCCACGTTTACAAGCGGTGTACAGAAAATCACCAACTACGCCGCGAAGATCAGCACGGAGTACAAAAAGAACGGGATTAAGGGCGTTTTTGAAACGCTGGTCACCGATATTAAAAACATAAAATGGCCCACTTGGGATCAAGTGAAGTCCGCTATTGAGGATGGGTGGAACACTATTGTTGCTGGAGTAAAGACATTAGCCAAAGTTGTTTTTGGTGAGAATGTTGACGGTAGTATTAAATGGCCAACATGGGAAGGCGAAGGCGGCATTCAGGCAAAGGTAACGGAAGCTTGGAATAGCATTGTTGAAAACGCAAAAAAGCTTCCGGAGGTTATCTTTGGAAAGGACAGCAGCGTAAGTAAGGCTTTACAAAACGCATTGTTGTTTGTTGAGGACGCTGGAAATTGGATAATCGAGCATGCCGATATTGTTGCTTTGGGAATAGGTTCGATTATCGGTGCCTTTGAATTGTCGAAGCTTGCGGCAATCAATCCGCTTCTTGCGGCTATAGCTGTTGGTGCTGGTCTCATAATCACAAATTGGGAAAAGGTCAAAGAAATCGTTGACGAAGTTGCCAAAAAGATTGAGGAAGCGAAAACCAAGATTGAGGAAGTAAACAAAATTTTCCTTTCCTTACAGAATGTTGGCGAGACAAAACTTACGCAGGGGCAAGTTACTGATTTGCAGATGCAGATGACAAAAGCCGCAAAGACTGGTCAGTATGATTTGTTTTATAAGAATGTCAAGCAAGAGATGGAATCCGCTGGTTTTGATGCGGTTGAAGTTGAAGCGGCCCTCAATGCGATTAAAAATGCAAGCAGTCCTGAATGGGTTTCAAGTTTCATTAGTCAGCTTGGAGATGCAAACACTGCGGCTACGGCTTTGCAAGAATTGATAAATGGGATCGCTGGAGACTATGACGTAAATATAAACGTAAACACGAACTATTCTGATCTTCCCAGGGTTGAGGTTCCAACAACTGGGTCGTCCACCAAGAAAGCTAAAACGCCATCCCCGACTCTTCCGGGACACGCAAAAGGCGGGCTTGTCCCGTATGACAATTACCCCGCCCTGCTGCACCGTGGGGAGGAGATCCTCACGGCCTCCCAGGCCCGGCACCGGCGCGATGGTTCCGGGCTGGATATGGTGGCTCTGGCAAGCGGCATCATTTCCTCCATCCGGGAGGGTATGGACGGGGCCAGCGTCAACAGCTACCTGGACGGCAAGGGGGTCACGGCCAGCGTGAACCGCCGGACGGTTAACCAAATTAAATCGAGGAGGTTTGCGAGATGATCAGCCGCTATTCGGTTTCGCTGAATGGTGTGGATCTGGCCTCCCTGGATGATAACCTGCTGATCATGGATATCAGCGACAGCGAACCGGGCTATAACCACGAAACCTTCACCAGGGGAAACCGGCAGGGGGCCAGGGTTTACAAAAACTACAAGGAAAGTGCTGGCGTGGAGATTACATTTGCCCTGCGGCATTATGATATCGCGGCGCGGCAGGAATCCTGCCAGAGGGTCATTCAGTGGGCCAGAGACGGCGGTGTATTGCGCACCAATGACCGCCCTGGGCAATTCCTGCGCTGCATCTGCGAGAGC